CATTTTTTATTTCAATAAATTCATCTAAAATATCACTAGTGTCACCAACAGCAGTTCCATCAAGTAAGTATACATCTGATAGGTAGCCATCTAAATCATTGTTACCTACTTGGTTTCTTCCAATTAAATGTTCAACACCAGTTTCATTTACACCACCATCAAAATCTTCTGGTAAGTTAGTATCATTTAAAATATTTGTATCATAATCTGAAGCTGTAAGCTTAATACCATTGATGTAAATTTTTAACCTATCTTCTGCATCATCTTGTGTAGTGTCATGTACTACTGCTATATGATACCAAGCTGACCTATCTCTTAAAATTTGAGTAGTAAGAAGTAATGTTGAATCGTGATAATAAAAAGTTAATTTTTGTGCAGCCGACATTGAAAACTCAAAATATTTATCTCCACTAGCATTAGCTGTTAAAAAATCAAATATTGAAGTCCTTGAACCATGTTTAAACCAAAAACTATATGTCCAAGTTTTTTGATTACCTGATGAACCACTTAATGTCTTGTTTAAATAGCTATTTGAATCATCATCAAACCTTAATGACTGTGTAGCAACACCATTATAAAACCCTGTGTCTTGGTCAACTGCACCTATTGTTGGAAGTAAAGACATATTATGTTAATGCTCCTGTTGCAGACATTAATATTGTATCATTACCACTCGTAGCTGTGCAATAATAAGAAAGCATATATTTACCTGCTGTATCTAAAGCACTTAAAACATCAGCATTAATAGCTATTGAAGCATGGGCAGAAAGGTTGTGACCACCAGAGTTATCTAAATAAATAATACCAGATTGTCCAACAGCAGGATTAGTTAATGTAATGGTGTCATTACCATCAGGAGTAAATGTCCAATAATTACTTATTGTTAAATCAAAGTTACCATCATTATCTGCTGTTTGTGTACCTGCTGCTCTTCCTGTAACAAATACATCATCATTAAGTGTGAATATAGTTGTGCCTGTAGCTATTGAAGCAACAGTGGCATCTGCATCATTTTTAATTGTTACATCTGTTGTTGAGCCTTGACCAGTAAGAATCAAACCTTCCCCTGCTGTGTAACCAATAGCCGCATTGTCGCCTGAAGATGTATCACCGTCAGGTTGGAATGTTGCGGCTCCAACGTCACCACTAAAGTCACCTGCTGTTCCGTTCAACTGTTGTGTAAGAGTTAGTTGTCCGTTGGCTGCAATGGTTATTGCATCAGCATCACTTGCAGAACCAATAGTACCACCATCTTTAATAAGTATGTCATCTTTAAATGTAACGATACCCCCTGAAGATACTGTCATAGCGTCAGTGGCAGAAGCAACACCTATTGTTCCACCGTCTTTAAACACAATGTCGTCTGCAACTGTAAGTAGTCCTGCAGAGCTTAAAGACATTTTTTCTGACGCTGCTTCAGATGACGCTGTTCTAAATGATAACTTAGTTGCATTACTAGATGAACTAAAATCTCCTTCAGATACAGCGGCAATACCTGCAGCCACAAGAATAGCATCAGTTCCTGTACCTTCATCTGGTGCTTGGAAATCAATCTGTCCAAGAACATCACCTGAAGCAATATCAGTCTCACCAGTTTGTAAAGTTAAAAGAAACGGATTGTCATCACCTGTCGCAGTGGATTTTAATATTAAACCATCGTCTGCATCGTGTATTATACGAACATCTTGATCGTTACCAAGTTGTATTGTACCACCGTCTGCAAGAAACAAATCAGAAAACTCTGCAGAAGCAGAACCGAGTGTAGCACCGTCTGCACTAGAAGGTACAATAGATGTGCCTACTGTTGCTGTGTTCAATACTGGACTAGTTAATGTTTTGTTTGTTAGTGTATCTGTTGTTGCTTTACCTACTAATGTGTCTGCAGATGCAGGTAAAACAACAGATACATTACCACTGTATGCTGAGTGTGGAGATGCTTGTAGTTGTGTATAGTGTTGATTAGCATCCTCACAATAAAACCTTACGTAAGATTCTGCACCTGAGTTTTTAATTGATATACCACCTGACTGCATATCAATACCACTAGAACCGTCAACTCTAACAACACCACTTCCGTTTGGTGTAAGTGCGATATTACCATTGGATGTAGATACTAGACCATTACCATTTACATCTAAGTCACCACCTAGTTGTGGAGACGTATCTTCTATTACGTTTGATATCGCACTTGACGTTGCAAGTCCTGAAACTAATGTACTTCTAGTAATTTTTTTAAGACCTACACCCCCATCTGCATCAATAGCTAAAAGTATATCATCATTAGCGACTGAAGAAATTGCAGATAGAGAACTTATTGCTATAGGATTAAAGTTTGAGCCATCTGCTACAAGTATATGACCATCAGTGTTTGTACCCATCACTAAATCATCACCTGTTATAGTCAAGTCACCACCAACTACAACGTCACCATTAAATGTTGCTTTACCTGCAAGAGCCATGTCTATATCAAGAGCAGTAATAGCACTAGAACCGTCTGTTCCTTTTATTGCAAAGTTTTTATCTGCAGTGCTGACTGTTAGTTCAGCATCACCTGAATTTGCATTAGCTATGTCAAGTATAGATGTGCCATCATCTTTAAAAGTAACGTTAGCACCCCCTGCATCAAGTATGATATCGCCTGATGAGTCTAAAGTTATATCTGTGCCATCGTTTGTTATAGTGTCGAGAGCTATAGACCCTAAATTAGTAAAGTTACCATCTGCTAAATCTAAAGTTCCGTTTACAGTTAGATTGCCTGATATATCGACTGCACCGTTTATATCTATAGTTGTCGCAGCTATTTGTATTTCTGTATCAGCTACAAGGTCGAGTTGTCCATCGGTACTCGAATTGATGTATATAGCTGTATCTCTGAACTGTAACTTCTCTGTAGAAGCAATAAGTATGTCGTCACTAAACTCAAAATAATCCTCATCTTCCATCCATTTAAGGACACCATCATTTGACTCACCATCAAATGTAATTGTTATATCTGTTCCTGCAGTCGCTGCACCGAATGTTAATGTGTTACCTAATAACTTAGTTACAGGACCACCTTCATTAGCTGTACCATCGTGGGTATGCCCACTTGATGCTTGAAATGCTGCTAATAGTTGGTCAAATTCGTCATTAGTATGTGCGGCAGTGATTGTATCTCCGTCTGCATACGTAGATTGTCTGGTATAAGTTGCTCCCATCTACCTTCTAGCTCCTAGTTGATATTCCATTTGAAATCCTTTTAGAGAATATGGTGCTGTACTATTGCTACCATCCTCTATTCTTATTGCAACAGCAAATCCTGAACCTTCTACAGCCTTTCTAACGATAGGTTGAGTAGGACCTCCATAGGATGCCACGCCATAAACTACTGACCCATATATACCTGCAACATTTAAACTATCTAACGGATAAGCAGCAGGTCGGGTCGATTCTGCTGATTCATAATCATACCGAACAAACATATCTGCATCGATTGTTGATTCAGGTGCATAGTTTATATTTACTCGTTGCATGTGTTTTCTTATTCCCGGATCATTCATAGTAAGATCAGGACTTCTATACTTGCCTTGAATAAGTTCTCCATTAAAGGTATTACCTTGATCTTGGCGATATATGTACCCATCAAATCCACCATGAATAGGTTTTACATCTCCTTCTGAAATGATTGTGTCTGTACAAGCAGGTCTTATGCCTTTAAGTTTAGAAAACTCAAATGTCTGACCTTTCATAACACAAATAACTCCTATTGTACTCTTTTCTCCACCACCTGATTTTGAAAAGAATATTCTGTATTGTGTTTTATCGGGTATTACTAAAGATTCAAAGGATGCAGAATCAGATATATTATCTCTAAACAAAGTTTGAACGTTGTTACTTATAGTGCCTAATTCAACGTCACCGATTCTTGCAGTACCAGCAATAGTACGCAAGCCATCAGGCCCTAAGAATATTAAGTCACCTGCAAATTCTTGGATTGTGTCACCATTTATACATCCTATTTTTCTTGTAACAGGGACCATTGCAAAGTCAGCTTGAGATGAACCACCTAATTTAAATATTCTGTTTTCGCAAAAAATAAATAAATTGTCACGGAAAACCTTAAGTCCTACAATTGTATCATCAACTTTTATGCTACCTGCACCGATAGCAACACTAAAGCTATCTTCAATAAAAGGTACACTAAATATTACTTCTTGTTTATTAGCAGACATACCTGCATAAAACATGTGATCTTTAAACGCTGTTACAAACTTTGCACCCAATACTGCAGGTGGAAATAAATCTGATACAAAGACACCTAGCTCATGAGCTGCGGCAACACTACTTGATGTTGCTCTAGTTACTCCAGTAAATGTTGTTGAAGTTTTTCCTGTGTATGTAAAAGTTTCGCCACCTATTAATAAAGACCCTGAACTAGCAAATTGAGATGTGTCATTAACTGTGATTGTTCCTGATCCTGTCATACCTGTGTCTGCCGCTATCGCTACAAGCAGAGTTGTAACTTCTCCAGTTCCTGTACTAGAAGGAGATACATCTGTAGCTGTAAGAGAGGTGTTAAAAACAGTAGGTGCATTTGCACCATCTACAACAATTAATTTATCATTGCCATCAAAATTAAATTTTTCAAAATTGTACTTGCTTGCACTAGTTCTACCACTATCTATGCTAGTCCATGTTTCAGAAACAACATCAGGAACTGCGTGAGCTGCTGCAGTTGTGCTATTTGCGGCTCGTGTTACACCTGTTAAAGTTGTCGCAGTCTTTCCTGTATAAGTAAAGTCTTCAGAATTAATTACTACTGTTCCACTAGAAGAAAAAGAAGTACTATCTTTAACGAGAAGAGAACCTGACCCAGACATAGTATCATCGGAAGCTATTTTTGTTCTTAAGGTAGTTGAAGCAGATCGGTATATACTTGTTCCTCTAGCCCCAATAACGTAGTCACTAAATATAGTACTCATAAGAACAGGCTCAGTGCTTACTGCTGTCTCAGGAACTATTGAGTTTACATAAGGTTTAAATCCATTTATTCTTCTGTACCCACCCTCAGTGTCAGGCTCAAAGTTAGTTAACTCTAGTGCCTGTCCGGGTTTCATTATAAATGTAGATTGGTTAAGAACTAACCCACCTTCACATACAAATGGAAATGCAGCGGTTTCACTTAAGTCAGCCACTTATACTGCCCTCATATAATTCTTTCTGTTTATTAGTTCTACCCTCATTCGTTTGATACCATCTTCGTATTCCTTGAGGGCGTATTGTGCTGTTTGTACGTCAGACCTAAACATATAAGTGTAATACTTTGCACGAGCATTTACTACAGGTTCAAATCTAGTTGGTATTATCCCTGTATCATCGTGAGATGATAAAGCAGTGTTTGTTACGTAGTAATCAAATTTTATTGTTCTGTTGCTCGTGTCTGGTATTGGTGTAAGACCCAACTCGTCATTATATGTTGTATACACAAATTCAGGATCAGCAAATTTATCCGTGTCTGGTTTAGCATCTCTTTCTCTATATTTCTCATTGTATTCCTCATAAGATAAATATTTAAGTGGTATTGATGATATGTTTTCCATCAATTGAACTAATTTAACATATGCGGCAGACCCTGCTGATTCAGTAAATGTAACATAGTGAGTTGTTGCTGTAGCTGTAAATGTTATTTCAGATAATAACACTTCATTGCCACTTGCTATGGTGAGAGTAGATGATTTAGTTTGTGTGCCACCTGAACTAGTAC